CTACAGGATCTCCAGACAACACAGGAGTTTTTTCTTGTGTCGCTACCTCTTGATTATCACTCATTATTTCTCCTTTTTATTGAGCATATTATTAATGAACAAGACAGTTGATCTTGCTCCTTCTAAAAATGCGCTTTCGTGGCTATCTCCCTTAATGTGAGTAGTCATATTAAAACCGCATCTCTTTTTAAGATCTTCAAGCACTCGTTCTCCGCTCTCGGATCCAAAAGTCGTTTTATAATCTAAATTTAATTGTTTAAGATCTTTTTCATTCATTTAACATCCCCGCCTTTAAAGCTGGTGCAATTTTGCCAGCAGTTTCAGCAACTTGTTGAGCTTGCTGCATCTGAGCTTGCTCCATTTGTTGTTGCTGTTTTTGTTGCTGGATTTGTTGAACCTCGGCAGCGGATCTCATTACCTTAGCTGGTAATCCTAAAACATCTTTCACATGAGCTACTAATCCATCTATATCCAGGTAATCAAATACTGGAGCTACATTTTGTAATGCACCAAATATTTCAATACCTCTCATTACAGATGAAAGCTCCTGGCTTTTTTGAGCTTTGGCTAAAGGAGAGACATATTCAATTTCAATTTCCTGTTCTCCCAACATTTCTGGTGGAGGTGGAAACTTATTATTTTTAAGCAATAAATTGAAACTTCTTGTGATTAAAGGCTGTAATAATTCAGATTGTAATCTTCCTAAAACGGGACCCAGCATTCTCATCTTCTCTTCGGTTCTTTGCATAACCTCAGTAGCCGTCATGTTTTGTCCCTGGACAGTCATCAACTGGTCAACAAAGAAATTCTCTCTAATTGCTTTTCTTCTTTGCTCTTCCATTTGTAATCCTAAAGGATTATTGGATCCAATATTTAATGGTTCAATTCTTTCCCTAGTTCCCGCTCTATAGAAATTTAATCCACCAGGAACAGTTCTTACGGGTAAAATAAAACCATCATCTGGGACCATTAAAGGTGGGTCAATTTGTTTTTGAGCTGCTTTAATTGTTGTCTTAGACATTGTATTCAACATCTTAACATCGGGTAAAGCATTCATAGCTGGAGATCTTCCAAAAATTTCATTGGAAGAAGATTTTAAATATCTTGGAACCACATAAGGAAATTCCATAAAGCCACTCTCTCTTAAAAGAGTTCCTGTTTCTTGATGAATATGACAAGAAATATAATCCATATTATTTTTATTCTGATAACCCATTGGAGTATCAGATCTATATACGGAGTGAAGGATTACACTTTCATCATAAGGAGCATTACTTATTTTTGATTTTAAAGCGTTAGGTAATTCCGCATCTGGGTACATTGCGGGTATATTTTTATTTTTAAGATGAAATTTTCTTAAAAGACTATCCACCATTCCTTTTTCATTTTCAGTAATAAACACTTCTGAAATATGAATAGTTTTAAATCTTAAATCATCCTTAACATCATCGCTAATAAACATAGCGGATGTACCAAAACATAATAGCTCGTGATATAATTCAAAAATTTCTTGCTGGAAGTTTGATCTTGAAAAAACTTGTTGCATAATCTTTGCACAATTTTCAAGCCATTCACTAGCCTCATCTTCATTATTCATCATTTCAGATCTGAACTTTAATAAAAACCACGGAGAAATCGTATTGGTTAGCATACCATTTAAGCTAGATGCTAATAATTCAAGTGCGTGTGTTGCCGTTCCATCATAAATCTGGTCGTGCCTCTTATCGCCTTTAGTTCTTTTAACTGTAATGTTAGATTTTCTTGGTAAAAAATAATCTGCTAAATCTTGCCAATGATCTTCCCAGGTTTGTCTTTGACCCTTTAAAGTTTCATATTTATCAATTACCATTTTGGCTTTTGAATTAATTGCCATTTATTATCCTCCGAGTAATGTGTATTTTTGAGTTGTTAATGCGTTATCCCCTAAACCTTTAGCACCAGTTAAAATTGTACTGGTTCTACCTTTGCCTCTTGTTAATCCAGTATCAATAGTTGTTGCTTGAACTTGTGATACTTCCGCCTTAGTTGGTGCAGCATAAACTGGTGCTGGCGGTGCTTTTGGTCTTGGCATTACTGCTCTTGCTACTCCACCCATAGTTTCCTCCTTATCCTAATAGTGTTTGTTTTTGTATTCCTTCATCAGCTTTTTTCTTATTTTTTGCTGATAATGTTTTATATCTCTTTTTTTCTAATCTTGTCATGTCTTGATATAATAAAGCACTTTCAACGGGTCTGGCTTTTCTTCCAGTAATTCTTTCAAAAGTATCTCTTGCACTTTTTAATTTTTCTGGTCGCTTCTGCATATTATTATATGCAGTTTGTTTTTTAGCCTCTTCTAATTTAACTCCACCCATTTAACCTCCTAACAAACTTTTCTTTGTTAAAACATTTTCATCATCTTCTAAACCACCCGCTCCCGTTAAAATCGTTGATGATCTTCCTGTTCTTGAAGCTCTAAGCTTAGCTCTTTTAGCAGCAGCCTCAGCTGCTCTATCCTCATCCTTATAACTTGGTGGTGCTGGTAAAGGTTGAACTGGCGGTATTGGTGGCATTGCGGGTATTGTTGGTTTTAAAAATCCCATATTATATATCTCCGTGTATTGTATAATCGTTGACCGCAGTTTTCTGCGCTGCAACTCTTTGCTTAGGTAAATCTGTTATTGATAAAGCCATATACCTTGCAGCATCGCAAGCATGACTATCCCAACATTTTACAGGCTTATTACTAAACATTTTCATTTTCTCATTGTACTTCCGATGATGGTTTCTTAAAGCATCTATTAATGGTTTTGTTGTCTCCATGTTAAACCAACATTTCGGCAGAACCATTTTTAAACTGTGGATCCCATCCTCCAAATTTATTTTAGGTAAAATTTTAAACCTTACTCCCAATTGGTAAGCTACCTCTCTTCTGGTCTTACCCGTTGAAAATTCCATTACTTCCAAATCGTGTGGAGCAAAATGCTCCCCGTAAATATAATCTTTATCTTTTACAGTTTGGATATAATGCGGCAAACCTTCTCGGTTATTTTCATAATAATCAATAATCAAAATCTGGTTCCCCAGTTGTTGATAGAAAATTATTGCCGTACTATCATCCACTCCAAGATCCCAGGCTGTATGGACCAATAAAGCTGGATCATAAGCAACCCTGGATAATTGTTTTTTTTCTTCAAGTGTCTTAATTATATCTCCATATATGGATCCTTCTATATTTGCAATCCAATCACACTCAAATTCTTGTTTATATTTTGCATCTCCCATTTGAGTTTTAGCTGCATCCAACTCTTCCTGGTCAATAATTTTTGTCTCACTCGCTTTAGCGGTATAAGCGTACCACTTAGGATCTCCTAAAGCGTGCTGGTATAATTCATAAAAAATATTTGTTAGTCCCGCTGGGGTCCCAATAAAATAACAAAAACCTTTTCTATCCGATAGTGCGGGTCTTATAATTTCATTCCATAATCTCGGATCTATTTGCGCCACCTCATCTATGCAAACTCCATCCAGGAATAATCCCCGTAAGCTATCTGGCTGTTCAGAGGATAACAAAGTGATACGGCTGCCATTCGGCATATCACATCTTAGCTCTGTTTCATTAAACTTAACTCCAGGTATTCCACCCGCAAACATTTTCATATAATCCCAGGCTATGCTTTTAGCTTGTTTGTAGGTTGGCGCTATATAGGCAAACCTAGGATTTTTTAATTTGTTGGTAAGCGCAGCTCTAATTAAATGATTTATTATGGCTACGCTCTTGCCGAACCTTCTATGGCAACTTAAAACTGCGAACCTATACTTATCCAAATTATTATGTAGCTCTGCCTGGAGCTTTCTTGGGGTATAGGGAATTTTTACTTTCATTACATTATAAATAAAATTATTAACAAAGCTGCAACACCGACCACAACTTTTTTATGATCCTTCCAGTAGTGTTTCATTTCGTTAATAAGTAGATTAACATCCATCATATCATCCTCCTTATTAGTGTATGGTTGGTAAATCAAGCATTTCTCTGATTGATTTATATTCTATGCCGCTGTTCTTCATAAGTTTTTTACAAAATTTATTTGCGTGATCCTGGCTTGTAAAGCCGTTCAAGTGAATTACTAATCCGTTGGTATCTTCTGTGTGAAAAACCATGGCGGTTATTAGTGCATCCGTATATTTATTATCTTTCCCATTCATCATAAAGTCTGTGTGTGTGTCTGTGTCTTTAACTCCCGATATATATATTCTTAAAAAATGCGGCTGGATTTTCGGGCATACCCCACCTTTGTTCTTCAAATTCATTGGCTTTTATATGCAAGTTCCTGGGTCGTAGGTACAAAACCTATAGACAATCCTTGATTTCCTTAGCTCATTTAACCAAACAGAGACTAAGACAGAGACCAAGGGACCAACGAACTCCATAATGCGCTGGCGAGGAGCATGGAACCGCCATCTGAAAACCAACTTCCTTAACTAATCCTACCTTTTATATCTATGTCTATGCCTTCTCCAAAACTTCCTCTTGTTCAGTTCATAATCTACTGGCTTAGGTTTCTTTACTAATCCCGCTAGCTCCAGGTAGCTCTTTAAAAGGTACACTTGATACTTGATCCATAACTTCTTTAGCTTGTAAAATATCTTTCTCATCTTTAGGATCTCCCCAACTTATGATTAAATGATTATCTATCTTCTGCTCAACCTGGCTCTTATCTCCAAAAGTTGATGCTGCTAATTTTGTTGCGAGCCATCTGATGTGGCTCCACTTCTCTCTTAAAAAATGTGTTTCTTGTGGTGTCTTTGGGATCTGCATATCTTCTGCAATCTTATCCAGCATAGTCCAGACACCCGTTTGTCTTGCTTGTAATATCTTTGTATATAATTTTTTATCGTTCCTAGATTTTTTATAAATAGTAGAAACATCTGGCATTGCCTTATCTTTACAAATTGTTGAAAGTGGTTCTCCCAACTCTAGTCTTTCACATATTTTTTCAATTTGATCCATTCGTATAATTCTTTGTAATCCTTA